GAATATCATAGGGATACTTTTGGTGGTTTAGCTGGTTTAGCTGATCTATTAGAAACTAATCTCTATCTAGTAGCTGGAGCTCTTGAGTATCCTAAGGTTGTTCTATTTGGTGAAAGTAAGGGTGGTTTGAGTAATAATGATTTGATGGCTCTTGAAATGTATAATCAAACAATTCAAGGAAGAAAAAATGACCTGTATAGACCTATCCTGAGTAAGTTGTTAAATATCTTATTCCAACTTCTAGGAATAAAAGAAGATAGAATATCTTTTACGTTTAATCATATTATCACTAAAACTGATGATAAGAGATTTGGTGATTTCCAAACATTAGTTACTAGTCTTTCTACTCTGATAACTGATGGGGTTTATACCCCTCAATTGGCCGCCAAAGAAATTAAAAGATATGCTAATCAATCTGGAGTGGGTGAAGAGCTTACTGATGACTATATTGAATCTCTTAGGGATAGAGTTGAAGAAGAGATGGAAGAAATTGAGTCTGATTTAGATAAAGATGAAGATGAAGAGGATCTTTCTTCTCTAGATAAAGAAGAAAAGAAGATGATTAAAAAGACTCTCAAAGATATGGGAGTAGATATTAAGAAGATTGATCTAAATGATGGTTGGGCTGAGTTTGTAGATTGGTTTAATGGTTTGAAAGTTAAGTATCCTTTCTTAACTGCTTTCTATTGGAAAGATAAGTTTGGTAGAGATGCTTCTTTCTACTTACATCTCAAAGGACGAAGAAGAGATGAATATAATTATTCTATTGGAGTCTATTCCACTGAATCCCATCTCAAAGAACATAAGATGAAACATGGCAGTTTGAAATCAATGATAGTAGCTAATCCTTTTACTCCTAACAATATTAAAGCTTCTATTAATCAAGAATTAGTGTCTAGAGGGTTAGTATGAGAATAGATTCACCATATCTTGTTGATGATTATTATAAGGAAGTCTCTAAAATCTATGATGATACTATCTTAGTAGATATTCCCTTTGAAGAGAACAAAACTTATGATTCTATAGTTATTAATGAAGGATCTCATACTTATGTTGTAGATTGTAGAAGTATTATTGATGGGATAGTTACAATTCACTGTCTAGAGCTAAGAGAGACAGCTATTGGTCCCTATAAGGCTTATAAAGAGTCTAAGACTATTAATTTAGATGTTAGCTCTATTACTAGATTTATAAAGGAAACAAAGAAAGGAGATAGATAAAATGGAAAAGAAAAATGTTGTTAAGAAGGCTAAAGAAATGACTAAGAAGGCTAAAGAAGTGACTAAGAAAATTATTAATGAGGTAGCTAAAGAGGTTGAGTTCCAACCCCAAGAGATTAGGATTGAATTAAAGAATATTAAGAGATTTGGTCTTAATCAAGATGGAACCTATAAGTTAATCCTAAGAGATGGTACAGTCTTGATGGATGCTAAGAAAGAAAAAGATTATTTTATCATTACAGTTAATACAGAAGCTGTAAAAGAAGATCTTTTAAAGAAAATTAAATAAGGAGGAAAGAAGAATATGATAAATAAAGATTATATAAGAATTCAAAGCTCAATTAATATTAGAGTAGCTGGATCACTATCTGGTTTAGATCTAACTAACCCAAAAGAGTTAGTTCCTAATAAATTAAGAGCTGTTCCACTATGGACTAAAGAAATTGTTCATATTAAGAGAGGAGTAAACATTTACCCAGCAGTTATTAAAAAGTGGCCTGTTATTCAAGCTCTAGTTAAAGATAGATTACTAACTATTAGTGATGTTGATGATAGAGATCTTGAAGATATTGATAATATTACTAAAGTAAATGAAACTGCTAAAAAATTAAAAGATGCTGAAAATGAAAGACTAGCTAAGTTAGAAGCCTTGAAGAAAGCTAAAGAAACTACTAAGTTACCAAATGTTGGTGAATAATTATGATGGTATTCTTAACAGATAATGTTGATCAAATAGCTGAGCTTATAACTCCACTATTTGAATATCTAGGAATACCATTGATTCTCTTAGTCCCTACTACTATATTTCTTATTGTTCTATTTAAGTATATCATCCCTAAGATCTTAGTTAGAAGTAATAAAGCTTCGGCCGTAGCTACAGCTAAGGTTGTTAGTCATCTTTTTGGTGAAGGTGATGGAACAATTGAAGGCTTGGGTGAGCTTGCTATTGTTAAGTTGATCAGATCTCTCCCAGGAGATGTTAAGAATCAAACTGATAGAAGTATTGAACTAGATAGAGAGCTTGTTGAACTAATAGTTCTGATGGCTTCAGCTATTATGTCTGAAAGATTAATTAAGCCTCAAAATTCAGATATTCTTAATCAGATTAAGAAAAAAGGGATGGCTATCTTAGAGAGATTAGATGGAGAAAAACAAGAAGATCAAATAGAAGAAGAGAGGGAGGATCAGGAGATTGAGAAAATGGAAGTCTAGAAGGAATCCTAATGGACCTAAGAAAGATAGAAAGTTTTTAAAGAGATCTCTTATTATCTTCCTTATTATTTTATCTTACTTCTTCTCTTATGGTCTTCCTCTCATCTACTCTTATAATATATTGAAAGCAGATGTAGTAACAAGAACTTTTAGTTGGTCTTCAAGAGGTATGGGTTTCTTAGGATTCTTAGCTTTCTCATTTATATTAGGAATAGCCTTCATAGTTAGATTGAGTATAGTTTTAGCTAGAAAAAGAGGATCAATAGCTAGGGTTCTATATTTTGGTGGTATTATAATCTTATTTCTTTTCTTAGGAGTTTATTTTATTAATAAGATTATAGACTTTTCTCTTCTTATTGAAAATGGAGCTCCTGAGGTCTTAGAAGGGTTAAGATTATTCTTTAAGGGATTTAGAGCTATTTTAGTAATTACTATGATAGGCCAAGGCTTAAGTATGCTATGTAGAATTATAGCTATCTGTATAGATAGACCTTGGGTCAAAGAAATAGATTGGATATAGTGAGGTGATATAATGCCATCTAATAAAATAACAAACAATTTAAAGGTATTCAATGAAAATAAGAACAACATATTAAGTGATACTAATTATTCAAATGATTCTGAGAGAATTAATGGTTTTCAAGCTGGTAATCCAATTAGAAGTGAAATAGTAAATAAAGTTTTAAGAGATACTTCTCTGGTTGCAAGTGCTTTTATAGAAGCTCTAAAACAAAGCCTAACTCCTGGAGAGGGCTCTGATGTTACTAATCCAATAAGTGTTGGTACAGATACAGATTTTAATGATTTAGTATTAATGATACAAGAGGCTCTTAGAAAAGTTCCACCAGCTAATCTAGCTACAATAGCTATGACAGGTAGCTTTAATGATCTTAGAGATAAACCAGATATGATGCTAAGATCTGTTGTTACATCTTTTAATCAAACAACCCCAGGGTTCTATTCAATTACATCTAGTAGTAGTGATAGACCTCTTAGTACAGAGACTCTTTGGGGATTAATTGTTTATCAAGCAGGATCAGGTGTTATTCAACAAATAGCTACTAGTAAGACAAATAATAGAGTCTTTTTGAGGTCTAAGACAGGATCTAACAACTGGACATCTTGGGAAGAGATACTAAGATCTAGTGATAAGACTAATGCTCTATCTTCATCCTCTACTAATGATGAAATCCCAGGAGCTAAGGCAGTTGTTGATTATGTTGAAGGTAGAAAGTGGAAATTGATAAGACCTGAATCATTGGAGTGGACTAGGATAGCTGGGTATAATAGAGACACTACTACAATAGAAGTAAATACTAGTTTGAGTATGGGAGATGTTGTTGTATTAGAGTTAGATGGATCATCAATAATTGACTACAATAGAGTAAATAGACCTTTCTTGGTTCAAATCCCATTAACATACTTTCCTAGTTCAGACCCTACTAATAAAGCGATATTTAAGGCTGAGTATTTGTCTAGTTATTCTCTAGGAGGGGGAAATGAAGAAGATATATATCAAGAAGCTAAGTTCTTTGTTTGGTTTAGCTATAATGGATCTAATCTATACTTTAAGTCCTTAGGAGATGCTAGAAGCTATGGTTCTCAAGAGCCTGTTTTTGTTACTTATAATAAACACTCTTACTTTAAGGATGATGAATATCCTGTTAAATCTAAGGCAATGATGGGATCCTTATTTGTGAGAAGAATTTGGTTAATTAAATAGGAGGAACAATCAATGGAATTAAAATATTATGAAAAACAATTTCAATTAGAAGACTATCCTGACTATACTTTTAAGATTAAAAGGTTACCCCCTACTGAAATCTTGGCTAAGGCTACTACTTTTGGTCAGATGACTAAGACAACAGATTGGAAAATTAAGCAGGAAGTTTATGACTTTATTCTAGAGAGTATGATAGCTTGTAAAGGTACTATTGAAACAGAAGTTAAGTTTAAAGGGAGACCTGATATCTATCCAAAAGAGTTAGAAGATGATTATAACTACCCAATGAGATTAATATCTCTCTTTATAGAAAATGTATTTGAACCAGTTTTTCTAGGTACCACCTCTTCCAAGAGATAACTTTTCAATATCCTCAAGGAAGTGGTGGTAAGTCTTCTCCTTTTCAGTATAGTAAGAAGGTAGACATTATTATTTCTCAACTAATAACTAGTAAATATGCTACCTTAAAAGAGCTGAGAGATGATTATGATATAGAAGAAGTCTTAGATCTGTATGAGATACTCTTATATGATGGTCTAAATAAATCGATTAAATATGAAGAGCTTATTGAAGAGAAAAAGAAGAGACGGAGGTGATTAGATGCCAGATTCAAGAGACACCTATAGTTTAAAGTTACAAATAGAAGGTCTTCAAGAGGAGATTAAAAATCTTGAAAGATTAGGAAGAGCTACTGATAAGCTAGAGGATCAAGTTAGGGATCTAACAGAAGAATATAAAAGACAATATGATCAACTAGATAACTATACTAAGAAACAAATTAAAAATCTTGATGAAATAGCTAAAAAAGAGAAAGAACTCTCAGAAAAAATAGTCAAAGCTTCTGGTGGTGGGTCTTTCTTTCAAGAACTTTTAGCTAAGTCTTCTGGGTATGCTAACTATAAAGATATGTTAGAGGCTCAAAAGAGAAATATTCAAACAGGGTCTCAGATTTGGGCTGATGTAATTATTAAAGCCGGTGAGAAAATTGGTGAAGCTATTAAAAGTGCTGGAAAGCTAATGTATGATACTTTTCTTGATCCTTTTATAAGAGACTTAAAGTCATCTCTTAGAGATGCTCTCACTTTAGAGTCTTCAATGAGACTTTCAGCTTTTGATCTATCTAGAGGTAGCATCTATATGGACAGAGATGCTATAAACAGTATGATTGGTTATGGTTTTTCAAGTAATGCTGAAAACTATGCCTTCCAAAGAGCTATGGATGTTATGGGAATTACTTCCCCTGATCAGTTAATAGGAGAAGAACAAAGAGAGAAGTTTGGACAAGCTTTCAACTCTATATCAGAAAGATATTCTAATCTTGGTGGAGAAGACTATTTTAGGATGATGGATGAGTTTAGATTTGAAATGGCTATGTTTAGAGAGGACTTTGAGTTGAGTCTTATAGATTTTATGATTAAAAATAAAGATAAGATTCAAAAGTTCTTAGATACTATTATGAATTTTCTTGACATAATGCTAGACTTAATATCTTCTCCAGGGTTCCAAAAATTCTTTGATCTAGCTCTATCTGCTCTATCAAATATTGTTGATGGTCTAGGTATGGTTCTTACTTTCTTGTTTGGTAGAGAAGATAGATCAGATTCTGCTATCTTAGCTGATACTAGAAATATATTAGAGGCTGTATATGGTAACAGTAATTATGTAAATAATAATAAGTCAATTAATGTCAATAATAATGTAGGAATAACTACTACTTCTGATGGAAGAGATATTCAAAGAGAGATCTTGAACACTACTAATCAAACAGTAGAAAGATTCCTAAGAGACTATTAGGAGGGTTGGTAAATGGCAATACCCAAAAGATTACAATTAAGAGTTAAGTTCCTAAAAGAAGATGGTAGTATTGATCCTCAAATTCTTAATTTAGATATTATAAGAAGTATTAATGTCAGGTTAGATAGTGAGGTTACAGAATACCCAACTCTTGAGGGAGATTCAATTTCAGATCATATGTGGAGAAAACCAGAAGTTATTACAATAACAGGCTCTTTTGGTGAGAATGGTAAGTTTGGTCTTGAATACTTAACAGAAGACTTTCTTAGAGATAATAGATATTCAAGATTGGAAAATGTCCAAAACCTATATGAGAGAATCAAAGATGAATGTCTTGAAGTTGATATTCTATCTATCTTTAAAAAGAGAGATACTTTTGTTCTTCAAGATATTAATTGGACAGAACACTTCAATGTTTTAGATTATACATTCACTTTTAAAAAGATATATAAAGCTATTTTTGAAGAAATAGAGTATGAGACTTCTCCTACAGAATTTCTTCCATATCTAGATGATATTACTAGAACTTATGTTATAGATACTCTTCTTAATACAGAAGATATTTGGATCATGGTATTGAAGGCTCTTCAAGAATATAGCCTAATAGATGAGAGACTTCTAAATAAGCAAGTTGGTTGGGGTATTGTTGTAGGAGCTGTTGGTTTGGGAGCATCTAGCTTGATAGTAGTAGGATCAGTAGCTCTCATTAAGGCAATTATAGCTTCTGCTACCCTAGTCCAAGCTATTCCGGTTGTTGGTCAAATTATTGGAGTAGCTCTTGTACTAGTTGGAGCCATTGTTTATGGTGTTATCCAGTTCTTAGCTTGGATGGAGTCTAAGAAGTATAAAGTTAAAAAGTTTAAGAAAAATGACCAAGAAAGACTAAATCAATTCAAAGAACAAGTCTTAACTAATGTTAGAGAGCTTGAAAAGTATTCTACCTGTTATCTCATTAATCAAGATAGAGAGCAAGTATTTGCTGTTAATTTTAATAATAAAGATTATATCTTCACTCTTACTTACAATGAGTTGACATCAGAATGGACAATGAAAGCTGAAACTATTGGAGTTCTTGGAAGAGAGAGTGTTATTGATCCTACTGTTTTAGCTCCTTTGAAGAACTTGTCAGAAGCAAGAGGTAATCCAGGAACTAATCTAGCTATTAATCAGCCTGATCTGTTTGTTTACTGTATTTATGTTGATAGAGAGTTTATAAATGAAGAGGATCTCCAAAAGATTATAGATGAAGCCTTACTTAATTATGAAGATAAGAGTATTACTCCTGAAAAAATTAGAGAAGCTATAACTGGAGCTAAGGATGGTAGTATTCTTGAGGGGGACAATCTTAGAAATTATGCTCTCTTTATTTCAAGTAGATCTGTTGATGACTTCTATGATTCTCTTGATAAAATAATTAGAAATGCTATAGTAAAATAATATGAGAGTATTTGGAAGAGTATTAAAAGTAGTTCTTAGATCAGAGGAGGCTAGAAGAGAGATCACCTTTGAGAGTAAAGAGAGTAATCTAAAGATAGTTGTAAGTGGAGCTAAGTATTTGAGTGGACAACAAGATGAGTTTACAGTTGATATCTATAATCTAGATTATGTAGTTATAACATCTCTAATAGCTCAAAAGTATACTTCTATTCAAGTATTTGCTGGATATCAAGAAAATGTTTTTAGGGTCTTTAGTGGTCAGGTAATCTATATAGCTAACTCCTTAGAAAGTAGATCAACTAGAGTATGTAGGCTTATTTGTATTAATAACCTATCTGGTCTATACCAAAATAAACTTAATCTAACCCTCAAATCAGGAATCAATATGTATTCAGCCTTAGAGTATATAATGATGAGAGCTGGTATAAATAATGCTTCTCTATCTCCTAGATTTAGAGAAGAAGTTATCCCTGAGATAGTAAATGCTGTAGGAAGTCCTGCTAATGTTCTAGATACAATATCTAAACAACAAGGTATATCTATTTCTGGAGATAGTAGTGATAGTGGTTCTGTTGTTACTTTATGGGATAGATTGGGATCAGAAAAGATCTATAAGCTAACTCCTCAAAATGGTGGCATTATTAATGGATACCCTACTCTTACTAAGAATGGATTAACATTAACAGCTCTACCTGTTGCTAACTTTAAGCCAGGAGATTGTATAGTTATTGATAATAAGTTTATAGATATGAGTATAGATAATGTTGATCAAGCTGTTTCAGAGAATGTTGGTTTTTATCTAGATCCAGAAGGAAGGTATAAAATAACTCAATTAGTTTATAATCTTTCTACAACAGACCAAAACTTTACTGTCAAGATAACAGCTAAAACAATGAACTATTTTGAAAACCTTGTAAAGTAGGAGGTAGTTGTGAATAAAGATGCTAATAATTCAATTATAGAGATTTTTCAAGCTTTTGAAGATAGAATTAGAAATCTTCTCACAATATCTACTTTAGCTTTTGTTACTGATATCTCTACAGAAACTAAGACTTTAACAGTTCAACCAATCCCTCAAATCAAACACTCTGATGGATCCTATTCAACTCCGGCAGTTATTAATAATATTAGATATTGTGCTAACTTAGAGAAATATTTAGAAGTAGGAGCTATTGTAGTTGTATTGTTTCTAGATAGAGATTGGACTTATAATATGAACATTATTCAAAAACTTAAGAGAGAAAATAAACCTTTGGTCTGTGAGAGAACAGGTCTTGGAGATATTAGAGGGATAAAAAATGGGATTGTTATTCAAGTTTTAGAAGGTAAGGAGGTTATAGAATGAACTTACAAACAGACCTAATTAGATTTTCAGAAAATGGATTAGAAATAGCCACTTTTGCTGAAATTAAGAGGTATTATGTAGAACAATTTCAAAATATCTATGGTAGAGATATAGATGTCTCTATCAAATCTGCTGATGGTATTTACATTCATACTATTAGCTTAATAACAAACAATATGTTAAAAGTGATTCAAGGAATGTATAATAACTTAGATCCTTCAACAGCTTCTGGTAAAGCTCTTGAGAGATTATGTAAATTAACAAACATTTATAGAAAACCAGCTACTAAGTCTTGGGTCTATGTTAATTTAGAAAATCTAACTCCTACTACAGTCTATAACAATCTAGCTCTTTTAGATATAAATGGATTGATTTGGTATTGTGACAGATTTACTAGTGATGAAAATGGAGAAGCTATTGGAGTAATAGCAAGATGTAATGAAGTGGGTCCAATTAAATTAAACCCTGGGGATCTTAATCAAACAGTAGAAACTGGAAACATTATTGTTACTAATCCTAAAAAGGCTATTGAAGGGAGCTATGTTGAAGATGACTCTTCTCTAAGGATTAGAAGGGGTAGACAATTATCTCAATCTCTAACAGTTCTTGAAGGGATGATAGCTAGCTTATTGAATATCTATGGTGTAGAGGATGCTCATATATATAATAATGATACCTTAGAAACTATTACAGCTAAAGATGGAACTACTATTAGTCCTCATTGTTTATATGTCATCGTTGATAGAAACCCATCTATTCCAGTAGCCGATTCTACTATTGGAGAGACTATCTATAATCAAAAAACTCCTGGGATAGGAACAACAGAATATGATGATGAGGGAATAAGAGGGATATCAAAGAGCTATGAAGTAGATCCTAATACAGTTTATTGGAAAGAGGCTAAGAGAGAGGCTCCAAAGATTACTCTTGAAATTAAGAAGCTATCTTTCTTCTCTACTGAAACTAATAAGTTGATAGTAGATTCTGTTGTTAAATATATGAATAGCTTATGGATTAGTGAGGATCCTGATCTAGATGATTTGAGAGCTGAAGTTGTAGAAGCTGATCCTCTCTATAATAGTAGAAAGACATTCTTGATTCAAAGTATAGAAATAGAAGGTGGAACAGAAAATAAAGATGTTAGATACTACTATGATTCTAACTTTACTATAATGCCTTCAGAGGAAGAAGAAGAAGAGGATGTTCTAATAATAACTATTGAGAATGAGGAGGTGTAGTAAATGCTACCATTTCCCATTAACACTTTAGATTACTATTTAAAGAAATTAACACTTTTTATGAGAAATTCATTTGGGATGGAAGAACATATAGAAGTCTTCTTTAATATCCTTAGTGATATTGATTCAGTTACTGATGATGTTCTTCAATCTCTAGATATAGATAATTCTTACTTATATGATGATGTTCTAAATAAAATAGCTCAAATTGTTGGGGTATCTAGAAATCTATCTGTAGTTGTAGAAGGTATTACTAAGCAGTTAACTCTTACTAATTCAGAGTTGTTGAGATTGATAAAAACTAAAATTATTCAGAACAATTACAATGGAACTAGATCTCAATTCTTAAGTAACTATAGTAATATCTTCTCTAATATTGGGTGGGTCTTTGATATCTATGATGGAGCTAATCCAGGGGTGGTTGTTTCAATATTAGATGAATCTAATCCAGGTCTAACCCAAAATGATAGAGATCTATTCTTATCAGGTAATTATACAGTTAAATCTTTAGGCATATCTTATGTCTATCAAATTATTAATATAGGAAGAGCTGGAGTATGGGATGACCCTAATAAAGGTTGGAATAATTCTGTTTGGCAAGTAGGTTCTTAATATGAAAACAAGAAATATAATTGATAGAAACATAGTTTGGTTTGGATCTATTGGTAAGAATCCTGATGGGACAGCAATCAAAACCATCTCCCTCCCCCAGGGACAAGTAGAAAAAATATCTAATTATGTTGGGGGAAAAGAGGGAGTTGTAAGTGGTATTACTCAATATCTTAATATCCTTCAAGGAGAATTATGGTATAGAATCAATGATGGTATTCCTCTTTGGGGTAAGTATAAGTCTAAAGATATTTTTGATGCCTATATTAGTGAGACCATCTATGAATATCCAGATGTTATTAATATAGCTTCTTTTAATAGTAAAGTTGTAACCGAAGCCAAAAATAATAGATTGATCTATAGTGCTGATGTTGTAATTAATACAAAAGCTGGTCTAGTCAATCTATCTTATAGGAGGGATGTTAGTTGAGTAATTTTGATAAAACTTTCTTCTGGAATTCTCTAAGAGTCTTTGAGAAAGAATATGATGTTTATGTTAAAGATGATATTAGAATAGATGAGTATGGTAATAGAAAGATATCTTTTGCTACTTATAAAGTCTTCTTAGTCTTAGAAACAATGGGAAGATCTAAACAAACTAATCAGAAAGGTAACTATCTTACTAATATCTATAAATGGTATTCAAGAGATACTTATAGATTAGATGTAGGAGATTTTATTCAAGCTGGTTCAAAAACTATCATGATAACTGAAGTTAGAGAAAATGATGACTATGGAGTAAGAGAAGGTAGTGGTGAAGTTATTGATCTCTCTAATTACCGAGATCTAGATGAATTTATAAAAACCCTAAGAGAGAGAATCTAAGTATGAAAAGTATAAAAGAAATAATCCCACCACTAAGAAATATCATTAGTATAAATTCTGGTGTTCCTCTAGATGATATCTTAAATGCTGATAGTATTAGAGGAGCCTATCTAACTAAGATGATTGGTAGAGAAGAGATTCCCTATACAAATGAAGACACAGTTATTATTTTTTCTATAGAGGAAGATGATGAAGATCAGATAACTGAAACAGGATTAGATGGTGTATTGAGAACTAATGTTACTTATGGTATAACAATTACTATTTATTCTGATAATGCTAGCACAATCTCTTTACAGTTAAGAAGTAGATTACTTCAAAGTACTAATATAGAGCTCTTAAGACAGAATGGTATCTATCTAAAAAGTATCTCTCAAATAGAGGGTGTTACAGAGCTCATTAATCAACAAAGATGGATTAGAAGAGAGTTTGTAATAAAAGTTCTAGTAGTTCTAGAAGTTGATAAGATTGTTGATGATGAAAATTTTGGAGAAGGAGAAATAAGTCTATCTAAGGAGGATCAAGAAAATGAGTGATTCTAAAAAAATAGATTTGACTAATGAAGAAGTTAAACAAGAAAAAGTGAAAATTAATTTTAAAGATGAGTATGTTGAGAAAACAGGAGAGATAAAAAGAAATCTAAAAGCCAAAATTAAAAGTCTTGGTTATTGGTTGTCTTCAGCTATTCTCTTACTAATTGTTGTTATTATTAGTATTGTTAGAGTTGGAGATATCTATAGAAGAATAGATCTAATAGAGGGAGATATTAATACAACAGCTCTTAAAATTAAAGCAGATTATATCAATAGTGGTTATGTATTAACTCCTTATGAAGAATCTCTCTTAATGACTGTTATCTATGAAGGGTTAGCTCAACCAGATGTTATTACAGATAAGGCTTTTGAAAAGCTTTTTGATAATGTTAGTAAGATGGTTATTGATAAAGAAGATGGAACAAAAGTATCTTTTAATTCTGTACTCTATCTTATCTATCAAAGAGAGTCTCAACAAATTATATCTTTCTCTCAGATAGAGTCTTGGCAATGGGTTATTATAAGCTTAAATGTAGTTGTAGGAGTTATCTTAGTTCTAACTTTTATTGGAGCAGGTGTTCAAGAAGGTCTTGCTACAGATCTAATAACCAATAAGAAAGAGATTCAAAGAAACTTATCTTTAAAAGCTAATAAATATAGAAATCTAGCTTCTGATTACTTTAAACAGCTCTACTTAGCTCAATTAAAGTATGAAAGATCTAGTATTCTATCTAATAGAGGTTTTGAGTATTCTAAGTTCTTCACTGAAGATGGAGGGCTAATAGAAGATATTGACATTAAGAAGATAGAAAATAAAAATCTTAAACAAGCTCTAAAGAAATGTCTATCTCTAAGACTAAAAACACTATCTTTTGCTCAAGTAGCTACCTTAACAGAAGGAGGAGATGATAAAGAGAGATTCTATAGCATTAATAAATATGTAGCTAAGAAAGGTATATCAGCTGGAGCTAGAAAGTCTATTATGAGTGGTCTGTTCTCATTTGTATCTGTAGCTCTAGTTCTATCTACCCAATCAACATTACAGATAGTTTTTGGTATTAGTTGTGCAGTATTTATGTTTGTAGCCTCTTATATAGAATATTTGAACTCTTATGCCTATGTTACAAGTACCTATGTTAGTACTATAGACCTTTGTATACTTCATCTAGAAGGTATTATTCAGTATGGTCAAGATCATGAAGAGATGATGAAGTTGAGAAAACTTGAAGAGATTAAAGAAAATAAAAATTAATTAGTGTTATAGTTTAATTTAATAAAATATTATTATATAATATTGCTGAAAGGAGAGATGTAAAATGAAATTGACAACTCAACAACGAAGAGCTTTGGGTGTTATCATGGCCCATTCTCAAGATGAAGATAGGGAGAAACTTGAGAGACTAGAGAATGCCCTTAAGAATAAGCTCTTACACTCACCTGAAGAAGTTATGGAATATGTAAAAAAACTAAAGCTATTGGAGCCCAGACCTGTTGAGAGATGGGTAAATAGTCTAGATGGTTAGGAGCTGATCATTATAAGACAAGATATTTTTAATAATAATTCCAATAACAATTCTAAAACAAGAATGTTAACAATTGTTAGAGGAAGTAGTTATGCCTTCTACTTTATAATCCCTTATATTCAAGATAGAATTAGTAGAGTAGTAATGAACTCAAATATCTTCTATCAAGGAATACAATTAGATTTTGTAGAAGATTTAGAAAACGGTAAGGCTAGTAAGTGGGTAGTCAATATTCCAACAAGCCAAACCTACACTTTTGGTCTTGGAGAGGCTGATTATACTATTACTGTTGAAACCACTGAAGAAGTTGTAAGAATAGTTCATGAAGGGATACTAGATGTTCAGAACCCTGTAGTATCTAATTATAAGTATGAGCCTGTGGTTCTAAGAAATGTATCACCAACAGAAGATGATTGGGATTATGTAAATGGATGTATATGGCTATCTCCAACAGAGGCTTTTGTTCTTTTAAGGAAAGATAAGCTAGCCCAAAAAGCTACTTGGGTTTCTCTTACATCTACTCAGCTTCCCAATAGAGATGTTATAGAGAAGTTAACCGAACAAGATGGTAAGTTAAACTATAATGGACAACCAATTGTTGAAGAACCAGAAAATCAAGAGGTTCTTGATAAGTTATCTGAGCAAGATGGTAAATTATTATATAATGGTCAAGAGATTAAGCCAACACCAAAACAGAGTATTGATGAACAAAGTACTCATGAAGACATACCTAGTGCAAAAGCTGTTGAAGATAGAATTGAAACTTTTGCAGAAGAAGTTGATAGTAAACTTGCTGATAAAGCTGATTTAGTAGATGGAAAAGTGCCATTAGAACAATTACCAGATATGGAAATCACAAAACAAAAAGTTGAAGATGTTTTAACGGGCGATATAACAAGTCACAATCATGCAACCGAAATAGGCAATCACAACGCAAGCGAATTAGCACATCCATTTTTAAAAGGCAAGATTGATGAAGCAAGAGCAATAGCAGAGGGAAAAGTCAGTGCGATGTCTTTTGAAACAAAAGAACAATTAGACGCTTGGCTAGAAATACCAGAAAATGTAGAAACATTACTAGTAGGAACAAACTTTTACATAGAAGATTTAGCGTCACCAGACTATTGGTGGAATGGCACAACCCTTGTAGAACTTTCAACTGATAAAATAGACTTAACCGAATACGCTAAAAAAACCGAATTACTAACACTGGGCACAACAGAAAATGATGCATATCGTGGTGATTTAGGACAAATAGCGTACAATCACAGTCAATCGGCTCATGCACCTAGTAACGCACAAAAGAATAGCGACATAACAAAAGCCGAGATTGAAGCAAAATTGATAGGTGAAATATCTAGTCATAGCCACGCATTACCAACTCACAATCATACCAAAAACGAAATAACAGACTTTCCAACAACTATGACACCTACTGCTCATCAACACACTAAAAGCGAAATAACAGACTTCCCTACTATTCCAACTATACCAGACATTACAGTAAATAATGGTAGTGCCGAAAGTGGCAAATACATAAGTCAAATAGCAGTAGACGCAACAGATAAACATAAACTTGTTATAACAAAAGCAGACTTACCACAAGGTTTCAGTGGTAAATTCGGTGACTTGACTGAAGTTCCTGACGAATTTACACCAAGCGAACATAATCACGATGATAGATATTACACCGAAAGCGAAGTTGACACTAAATTAGGTGGCAAAGCAAATACAACTCACAATCATACTACAAGCGAAATCACAGATTTTCCAACAACTATGACGCCTACTGCTCACAATCATACTATAAGCGAAATCACAGACTTCCCTACTATTCCAACTATACCAGACATTACAGTAAATAACGGAAGTGCAGAAAGTGGCAAATACATAAGTCAAATAGCAGTAGACGCAACAGATAAACACAAACTTATTATAACAAAAGCAGACCTACCACAAGGTTTTGCAACAGAGGAAGCAGTTCAAACCAAAATAAATACACACAACACAAGTGAAACAGCACATACAGACATTAGAAATGCAGTAGCAGAAACAAAAGCGATAGCAGAAGGCAAATCAAGAGCAAGAGTATTTGCAACCGAAAGCGCATTAAATACATGGTTGAGTAATCCTGAAAATGTTGCGTTACTACAAATAGGCGATAACTTCTATATTGAAGAAACCGACAAACCGGACTATTGGTGGAATGGAACAACAATTAAAGAACTAGAAACACAAAAAGTTGACTTAACCGAATACGCTAAAAAAACCGATATACCAGACATTACAGTAAATAACGGTAGTGCCGAAAGTGGCAAATACATAAGTCAAGTAGCAGTAGACGCAACAGATAAACATAAACTCATTGTAACAAAAGCAGACCTACCACAAGGTTTTAGTGGTAATTATAATGACTTAACTAATAAACCTACTATTCCAACCGTTCCTACCATTTCAACAAACATTACAACAGACGCATTAGATGATGCAAAAACCGCCTCACCAAAAGCAGTTAAGACTTATGTTGATAATGCTATATCAGCCGCATTAGACAATTTGTTAGGAGGTAGTTATTAATGGCTATAACCAATTTAACAGGGACTAAGTGGTTGTTGAATGAAACGTTTACTAAAATGCCAAATAATAATAATTTTTATTCGGGATGGGGAAGTGGTTGTAGTTTTACTATAAATTTTATAAGTAATTTTAATAATTATACTTCTTTAGGTTTTCAAGATGATGATTATACTTATTGGGGTATTAACTACAGGGATATTAACAACCATAGTACACTTGTTTGGTCGGGTACATGGGTTAATCAAAATTATAGAACTATTGAATTTACTGGTGAGGTTACTGATGGTTCACCAAGTATGACTAATTCTATCCTAATAACATGGCTACAAGCAAATGCAACACAAATTATAGAACCAACAGGCTATACCATAACATTCAATTCCAACGGTGGAACAACCAACCCCGATATAGAAGAAGCAACTGAACTTCCTACACCATTACCAACACCAACAAAGAGTGGTTATACATTCGTAGCATGGTATTACGAAAGCAACTTCCAAACAAGAGCAAAAGCAGGCGACACAATAGAAAGCAATGTAACTCTATATGCTAAGTGGCATAATTTAGGAAGTCTATTTACCGAAATAGCAAACGCTATTAGAAGTAAAGACGGAACGAGTGAGAACATACGAGATGTAGATTTTGGGGAAAGAGTAAAGCAAATACAAGGTGCAAAAGAAGAACAAACAAAGACCGTAACACCCACAACAAGCAGTCAAGATGTTTTGCCTGATGCAAATAAAGTGTTAAGCAAGGTAACAGTTAATGCAATACCTACCGAAACAAAATCGCAACAACCTAATCTATCAAGTGGCAACCAAACAATCAATGCAACAAGTGGTAAGTTTATGACTTCGTTTACTATTACCAAAGATACCACTAATCATATTGCTAGCAATATAAGAAGTGGTAAAACTCTATACGGAGTGACAGGCAACCTACAACCCGCAAAAGAAGAAGAAACAAAGACAGTTACACCAAACTTTTCAAGTGGTAATGAAGTTGTTACTCCTACAAGTGGTAAGGTATTAAGCCAAGTTACACTTACAAAACCGACCGATTTATTACCTGAAAATATTGCAAAAGATAAAAATGTTTGTGGTGTTACAGGAACTTCCTTTATAGCGATAGAGTTAACGCAAGCACAGTATGACGCACTTACTACAAAAGATAGTAACACATACTATCTAATAAATGGGTGATAATATGGCTATAACAAAAATATATAAAGGAACAAATGATGTTACATCAAGTTTTTTAAAAGCATATAAGGGTGAAACAGAAATATTTACTAGCACACCACCTGTGTTACCTTATTTAACTTTCCAAAGCACATCTAGTTTTACATTAAACACTGTTTACTCTTTAAAAAATTGGGACGGCACATTATACTATTCTACTGATACAACAAATTGGAACGTGTGGAGTGGAACATCCACATTAAGTAGCGTAGGCAACAAATTATATTTAAGAGGAACAGGAAATACAAAAATCACAGGTTCAGCCAATTATAGATGGGTTTTAACGGGCAGCAACATCGAATGTATAGGAAATATTGAAAATTTATTAGACTGGGAAACGGTAGCACTTGGCAATCATCCAACTATGGCAGATGATTGTTATAAGTATATGTTCTATGGTTGCACCGCATTAACCACAGCACCAAGCCTTCCTGCTACTACTTTAGCAATTAATTGTTATGATAGAATGTTTTCCGGCTGTTCAAGTTTAACCACAGCACCAAGCCTTCCTGCTACTACTTTAGCAAATTATTGTTATTTTAATATGTTTGAGAATTGCACTGCATTTAAAGTATCGGCTACACAAACAGGAACATATCAGTATGCTTGGAGAATACCTACAAGTGGAACAGGAACAGAAGCAATAAACTGGAGCGAATGCATGTTATCAGGAACGGGGGGAACATTTAAGTCTAATCCAACAATTAACACTACTTATTACTTAGAAAATCCACCTGTGTAGGAGTGCTTTATGCCAATAATATTATTCCTACTAAACCTATTCGACTACCTGCTTACACTCTTAAATCGTGGAAACTTTGAAGAAGCAAATCCACTAACAAAACCGATAATAGACAATACGCTTGCACTCACCATTCTAAAACTAATCATAGTGCCATTATGTGTTTATATCTTGTGGCGTTATAAGGACAAGCCAATAGTAAAAATTGCCAGTGTTGTATTGTGTCTTGTGTATTTATATGCAGTAACGCTTGGAGTGTTGATTTATGCAAGTGGTTAATTTAATACCGGTACTAACCGTTATACTCTTAGTATTCATTCTCAAAAAATTATTGAACTATGGAGTCATTAAGATACTAAACATAATTCTAATAAAAATTATAGAATTCATATCAGACTGGAGAACATTCGTATGTTTCACGATAATATGGATGTTTACAAATGGCTGGGCTTATATATTTCTAATCATAGGTCCTAAGATGGGGTGGACTTGGATGACCATAGTAGGAGGCACTTGGATGACAATACTATGGCTCCCAATTACGCCTGAGAAATTAGTCATAATACCAGCAACTGTATGGTTAAAACGTAAACTATTCCCTAAACATAAATCAGACACCAAGAAACAACAATTAAACAAGACTGGGTTTTGGGTTTAATACGAGAAGTTATAGAAGAATTTAATAAATCCTAATACAATCTAAGAAATATCCTTTGTGACAAAAGATGAAAATTAATTATTTTAGTAATTACCCTTTCATCTTTGTCAAATTAGGTGCTCTTTGAGTATTTCAAAATAAATTATTAAATCAGTTGATTTATAATACTTTTGTTTATATAATAT